TTGCTAGACGTCCATTGAGTTTTTCAGCATTTCTACCGTACCCTTCATAGGATTCGTCATAGGTCATACGAGGTTCGATGCCAAAGACGTTTTGTCTGCCACCTGATTCAGTTGTTGTAGTCATTTGTTGCTTTGTTAAGAAACGTTACATTATTATATAGCAAAGATTAAGTTTTGTCAACATCTATTATTAGGTTACCTGATATGGAAATCCTGACGTCTTCGGTCTGCTTAGGGTACACTGTATGGATGAGGTTAGCAGGGAAAATCAAGGCGTGGCCTACAGAGTCCTCGTTTATGTACACTGGATTTCCTGTTTCATTCCAAATAAAATAGAAAGGAGCATCATCATTAGTAGTTCTTATATAACAGGTAAAGGAATATAATGAGTACTGGTGCATATGGGGTTGGTGCTGATCACCCTTGTGCATCTCGTTTGCCCACATCTTTACGATACGCATCTTATCCTTAGTGTTTCCAAAGATACCACCGACGTCCTTGTGTAAATCGAACATCTCATCGACAGTATCAATCATCCACTTCTCAAAGAGAGGTGGTATTGCCATAGCATATTCTCTCTTGATAGATACGTTATCTTCATCCCCAAGAGGAACCTTTTCTTCTAGTGCTTTCATAGCATATGCTTCCAACTCCTCGAAGGGTTGAACGTATGCCACCATGAGTTTGTTAGGTACTAACCATTCCATAATATTAAAAAAAAGAAGGGGTGTCGCCACCCCCCTGTAGTCTGGACGTCAGGTAATCAAAGATATGTGATTCCTGTCGCGCTTATATGCCATCGAGTTTATGAGATCTATTGGCGGAAGATCAGGAGAAGGTGACGACATCCTTCATATCAGACGTGAAAGAGATTGACTCTGCTGCCACGTTTGATCCAGACGAGATATTTATATTGTAATCTGGATCGTAAGATTCAGATACAGTAGGGAAAGTACTTGGGGTTGTGTAGAATTCACCCCCAAGTGGACGGTATGCTTGGGAAGACTTTGCAGACTCAGGTTGGAGTTGTGAAGCAATAGACTTCATACCCTGATAGTGCCTCCAAAGTTCTCCCTGTAGATTGCTATCTACTTCATCATCGAGTGCTTGCTTGACAGCATCTCTCAACGCTTGTGTTGCCAAATTGTACATGTTCATAGTTTAATGAATTAAATGTGCGGATCGTAATAACGTATAAGAAATGCAGTTGCTGCGATGAGCACTACAACAATAATAAAAGTAATCATGTGTACTTGCGGTATGCTTGCACCTCAGGATCAGGATCTAACCATTTTGTGTATTCAAAATCTTCAATCACATAATCCAGTTGCACAGAGTTGTCTAGGAGATACATGTCCCTGTACCTTTGGGTCCACTCATGAAACTTTTGAATACGATAGTCGGGAAACCCGTTGTCGAGTGTCCCAACTTCAACATAGCGATAAGGATATCGCTCCAAAATGATGTTAGTCTTGGTCATAATAATAAAGGTCGGATTCAAGTTTAGCAAGTAGGATGTCATAATCCTCGTCTACATTACCATAGAAGTCAACTCCTCTGTCCTCATAGTGTTTCATTAATTGATTATGAATGATAGGATAATCAGAGTCGAGCATGATCTGCCTGTCAACCGCTGCCTCAAGGGTAGGGAGACACGACGAGAACCGTTGTGCTGTAGTCATATGAAGTACCTTTCTAATGGACCGTTAATGCCCCTGTGAAGGGCAACGGGTCAGGCAGGATTTGAACCTGCGACCGACTGCTTAGAAGGCAGTTGCACTATCCGCTGTGCTACTGACCCAAAAGAATTTTGGAGGCAGTTTTGATATTCAGATTCAACTTTTCAGCGTCCTCTTCGTAACCTAAGTCAACGAGAGTATGCAACTTATCGATCTGGACGTCGAGGTAATCCTCTTCAACGTCAGCGTCTAGGAAATCAATCCAACTCATGTAAGTTGTCTCTGAACTACCTCAGTAGTATAACCGATTCGCTAGTGTCTGTCAAGTATTAAAATAGTCTTTACGCATGTACCGTCCGAGGATGTTTGAGTTGTAGTATGCAGGGGTTCCATCGTCCATTGCCTCCGTGAGTACATTGTTGAGAAATAACTGTTTGGTCTCAGTAAAGTTTACCAGACCTTTCGTATTATGTATGCTGATTATGAAGCGATTAAACGCTTCATCACCATACTTCTTTTTATCTTCAAGTAGTTCTTTTGAACTTCCATAATATTTTTTCCAATCTGATTCTGATTTTACTTTTCTTTTTTTACCCTTGGGTGTTCGGAATTGATAGAAGTATTTTCTACCGATATAGCGTTTACCATTAACTGTATTGTGTATAGAGTAAACAAACCCGAAAGACTCCCCAATGTCACTAGAAGTAAAGATAGTCCCATTGTAAACCCAAGGATTTTTGTAATCATCAGTCGCAGATTCCGTCGTCGTCGTTAACGTCAAGATATGTAGTGTGCTTATCTGTATCACTACTTATACGGTAAGCAGCAGCGTCAGAATAAACTTCAGACTTCAACTCTGCTAGTGCTATCTCAATGTCGTGAATGAGTGTTTTTAAGTTTTTCTTTTTCATTAATCACCATACTCCTGTGCTAGTTCTAACATTTTGTTGAGCATGTGATGTGCTCCCTCAGACCATTCTTCTGTCTGTTCTTCATAGTAACCATTGTAAAGATTCTTTTTGTGATTGTAGATTCTTGCGAGTAGATCTCTTTTAGTCATAATTGTTCCTCCACTTGATTGCGGTAAGCGTCTAAAGTCTGCGTCAGTCTGTTGGCAATTCACTTTTGTTTTCCTAATTCGTCTTGTAGGTTCTTCCAGTCTCTATCAAAAGTCTCCAGACCTTTATCTGTTAAGACGTGAGAGTACATCCCTGCAAATACTTTACCTGGGATAGTACAGATATCAGCACCCACTTTAAATGCTTGGGCAACCTGATACACCTCTCTGATAGATGCTGCTAAAACTTCAGTCTTTGAATTATGAGTCGCGAATACATCTGCGATCTCTTCGATGACTCCAATGCCATCAAACGACTGGTCAAATACTCTGCCTACAAAAGGAGACACATATGTTGCTCCTGCTTTACTTGCTAAGATTGCTTGGCAAGTGTCGAATACTAATGTAACATTCACCGCTACATCATCATCGGTTAAATCTTTACATGCTTTTAAACCCTGAGGTGTGCATGGAACCTTGATAGTAATATTTGGTCCAATGTTAATCAAGGGTTCTGCTTGATCTAACATTTCTTGTGCTGTGTCACCGACTACCTCTGCAGAGATCGAAGCATGGAATGGAAAGATATCTGAGATCTTTTTGTATACTTCCATGGGTTCTTCACCTGCCTTCAGCATGAGTGATGGGTTCGTTGTGACACCATCAATCAATCCTGTTGCATAATAGGTTTTGATTAACTCAGCATCAGAACAGTCCAGAAAAAGTTTCATGACTCTCCTTACTTATGTTTCACTTATTTATTGTACAACAAAAGACCCTAGGTGTCAATACCCAGGGTCTCTGTGTCGATCTCCAGATCAACTATTTAATCTTCCAGTTAGGTGATACGACAAATGGATTTAAAGTAACCCACTTGGCGTAGTGTATTCCACGGTAACATAACAGGGCAAAGACCTGTTCAGGGTCATGTATGTCTTCATCATATTCTGGAAGATTGTAATCCCAGTTACGGGAATCAAACTCCAGACTGATTTTCATTGCCTCAGTGTCCTGTTCTAAACAGTAACTGAACCTCACCATAGATAAGTGCTAAGAAAACCACCATGGCGATACTAATTTGAAGTACTTCCATAGTTCTAACCTCACTTATAGTTTTTTACAAGTTTGATGCCACGATACATAAGATCGTGATTTCTCTCTTGTGCTGCTTCTGCGAGTACTTTTGCCTTGTACTCATCTGGGTTGTAAGAAACCCCACGGTAAACGACTTTTGCCATTTGTTTTACTCCTAAAGTTAAGTGACTTGTTTAAGGTCCGTTCCTTTAGTCGTTTGCGTCCCAGTCGCACTTTAGTCCTAATACTGTTACCCAGTGTTCCCTATAAACTTCAATAATTTCCTGCTTTGCAACAGGATTAAGTTGTTCATGGTTCCTGACTCGATCCATCTTTGCAGATATTTCGGCACAGGTCATACTTGCTGCGAGTAGTAGTCCGTATAAGTGTATCATGAGATGAACGCTCCGTTCCGCGACCTACTTGCGTCACCCGAAGGTGATGAACGTAGATGGTAGCAGCGGATACATAATGTATTCTTTGCTACATTTATATTTATACCACAGTTTCCTGACATTTGTAGTTCACCCTGTTACATTTTAACACATTTTATTGTTTTCTTTATCATTTCTTAATGATTCCTTCCTTGCAGCAGTCCAGAGCATGTCTGTCACGTCTGGACCAATCTCATTTCCCTTATCTAAAAGGTCATCATAAACTGAATCCTGCGAAGGCATCTGCTTTGAGGTCTTGTTTGATTCCTCCAACGACATAACTTTCAATCTCCGTTTCTTGTGGTGCGTTTTGTAGTCCTCTAGAACTCAACCAGTGCTGAGTCCAAGGGAGAGGATTGTTTCTAGCAACTTGATCAAATACAGGATCTAATCCAATTGCTTTCATTCTTTTGTTAGCAATCCATTCAACATACTGATGAAGTAGTTTTTCATTTAGACCGATCATACTACCTTCTTTAAAGAGGTAGTTTGCCCATGCCTTCTCTTCATCAACAGTCTTCATAAACATGTGCTGCACATTATCCTTCTCCTCAGTAGCAATCTCTTGCATCTCAGGATCATCTCCTTCTGCCCACTTCTTCAAGATATTCTGCGTGATAACCAAGTGTTGACTTTCATCTCTAGCAATAAGAGAGAGTATCTTTGCCGAACCCTCCATAAGTTTATTTTCGCCAAAAGCAAACGAGCACGCAAACGACACATAGAAACGGATTCCTTCGAGGATGTTGACGTTGGCGATTGCTCTGTAGAGTTTTCTCTTAAGTTCTTTTCTGTCATAGAGTCCCGTTGTGTGTCCGTCTCTTGCTAGATCCCACATTGAACCAGTGTCATAGTCATGTGCATGTTCAATGAAATCATCGTAGGATGATGTGACACTACTAGCACGAGACATAACATTCTCATCATCCAAGATAGTATCGAATACATCTCCAGGATTAGAATATACATTCTTAATGATGTATGTATAGGAACGACTATGAATCATTTCCATAAATTCCCATACAGTCATACATGCTTCCAACTCAGGAAGAGAACAATAAGGAATGAATGCCATCCCAGGTCCTCTACCCTGTACAGAATCAAGCATGATCTGATACTTCAAGTTAGAAGTAAAGATGTGCTTCTGCTCTGGTGTCAAAGTTTGATAGTCGGAACGATCCTTCTGTAATGATACTTCTTCTGGTCTCCAGAAGTATCCAAGTTGTTGCTGAGTAAGTTTGTCAAAGACAGGATACTTATACTCATCGTATCTCTGGACACCCAAAGGTTGTCCAAAGAACATTGGTTGTTTCTTTGTGTCTACTTGATTCTTGTTAAATACGGTCATTCCTTTAGTTTCAAACTTTGCAACTGTCACAATCTTCCTCCTCGGTAGTTAGTATTTCATTGATCAACTGGTCTACATTATTAGAAGGTTCGTCACCATCTTTTTTAACGTCGTAGGTGTTCTGATAATACGACGTCTTCCAACCATACTTGTAGGTTGTTAGAAGATCATTTGCCATCACTGAGACAGGTACCTCATTGTCAGGATAGTTCTCTGGATTATAACTCCAGTTACCTGAGATTGCTTGATCAAAGAATTTCTGCATAAGGGCAGTTATTTTGATGTAACCGTCATTATTATGCATATCCCATAGAAGGGTATAGTTATTCTTTAATGTAGTATATGATGGAACAATCTGCTTAAGGGGTCCTTTCTTTGACTTTTTAACGGACAGGTAGTCTCTAGGTGGTTCGATTCCATTGGTTGCATTTGACACAACGGAACTGCTCTCCGAAGGCATCTGTGCGGACAACGTGCTGTGCCGTAATCCGTACTCAACAATCCGTCCCCTGAGATACTCCCAATCACATGAAAGGTCATTTGGTACAATTTCATCCACGTCCTGTTTATATGTATCGATAGGAAGAATTCCATCAGCGTACTTTGTTTTACCAAAATAACCGCAAGGACCCTTCTCCATGGCGAGACGATTTGACGTCGTTAGAAGGGCATACTGGAACCTCTCAGACAGTTTATGAACGAGGTCGAATGCCTTCTGTGAATCATACTTTG